GAGCAAGATTCTTGCCATCCTGCGCCGCGATTCACGTGAGGTTCAGAAGAAGGGAGAAAACATAAAAAAGATGGAGAGCCAGCTGAATCAACTTATGAATTCAAAATTGAGCTTCCAAATAATGAGCGACAGTACCTCGGAGGAATCAAACAAATGATCTCTCACTCTATTGGGATGGCGCAAGGATTGGCTGAAAATTATGAGAATGAATTAAAGGATTATCTAGGAGGAGCCGAAATTAACGATCGCATCTTGGGAACAGTAATTTTCGACTTCGGCAACAAGTTAGATACATTCTATTCCGACAATTATAAGGCCTTTTACCATAAGGCATTTGGCGATGATACTATCATCAAGACCATCTTCTCAAATCAGGAATTTGACATAAAGCATCCCGAATTTAAAGTTCTTGATGAGCCATTGACATATCAGCAAATAGTCAAAGACAATCCTCAATTCCCATTTGGAGATGCAGTTCTTGATTATTATGGACTAAGATGAAGATTCTCCATCTTTCCGATACTCATGGATGCCATCGTCGGCTTAAGGATTTGCCCGAGGCTGATGTTGTGGTGCATTCCGGTGACTTCTGCATGGTTGGCTCGGAGCAGGAAGCCATTGACTTTCTGAACTGGTTTTGCGACCTACCTTATGCCCATAAAATCTTCATCTGCGGTAATCATGATGACTGCCTATATGGCGCTAATATAGATGGCCTTGACGAGAACGTTCATTACCTCTGTAATTCCGGTGTAACCATCAACGGAATGAAGTTCTATGGAGTACCGATGTTCACGGGCGACTGCATCACCCAACGGCAGGAGCGAAACTACTCCAAGATTCCAGCTGACGTTGACGTGCTGATAACCCATATGCCTCCCTATGGAGTATTGGACTTCGATGACAGCATAAACTATGGATCAGAAGAACTGCTTCAGCGGGTATCAGAGATAAATCCACGCCTTCATCTTTTCGGCCATATCCATCGTCAGCATGGCCAGACCGACAACGGTATCACCCGCTTCTCAAATGGAGCAATAATGAACGAGGATTACACAAATTTACAGATGCCGAATGAAATTTCTCTTTAATCGGAAATGATGTTGCCGATTAAAGTCTTAACTTTGGGACTTGCAAAACCGCTGAGTTTATAAATCCGGTTTGATATCGCTATAGTGCGAGTTGGCGATACGGATGGAATTGGCGATGCGTTCACGGAACTCTGGAGGGGCAATGACTTCGGCATGGCCTCCGTAGCCTAAGATCAGACGCTCCAACTCGGGATTGATAACCACCTTCAGCGAAAGCTGGATGGAGCCGTTTCCGAAACGCTGCTCTACCTTCTGCGACTTATGGAAAGGCTTGGACTCCACATAGGGAGCCATCTGCCGGTCAATCTTGATGACGACGCGCCGAGCTTTGTCGCTGATAAGTCGCGTAACGCCGATAGTGTCGTCGAAATAATGTGCTGGATCGAAATCCACGCACTTCTTGAAAGGGGTCTTCGGGTCAACTTCAACAGAATGGATGCGGTCGAGAGCGAAGATATTTACTTGCGGGGTTCTGTTAGTCGCCTTCTCGCCAATCAGAAACCATCGGTTGCGGTACTCCTTCAACAGATAAGGATAGACAGTGAGTTTCTCCGCATTGCGAGCTTTGAACGACTGATATTCGATAATGACCGTCTGATGTTTGCGGACAGCCTCATAGATTGAGCCGATGAATTGCGAGCCGGTATATCCCGGCACGTTCTCCATGTCCATTGCCGGAGTGGAATCTCCTGTATGCCTTGAAATCTGTTCGTTGAGTTTGCTGATAATGTCGATTGACGATGCCAACTGAGGGAATCCCTGAAGCTGACGAAGAATGTCGAGCGCTGAGTTGAGCGCATCCAATCCCTCGTCATTTAGAGGCAGGTGGGTGATACTGTAGTCCGGATCCTCATACTCGTAATACTTGTTGTCCCGCACCACAATCGGGGCATTGTAGCCCAGGCGGTCGCTACGCATCAACGAAAGGTCGTACTGAAGGGTGCGACGGCTGATGGAAGTGTCGCGTCCCTCGTATTCGGCCAATGCATCGCTGCATGCCTCGATGAGGTCTTCGAGTGTCCAGTGGCGGTAGCGGTTCTGGAGGCATTTGTCGATGGTCGAAATGCGTATTAATGTCGAACGATTCAGTGGCATAACTCAATTTTTTAGCAAAATAACAAAATTTTCTCAAGCTGCGCAAATCAATTGCGCACTGACTATTGAACTTTGCGTCAAAAATCAGATTATGAACATCCAAGGTAAATATACATCGGCTGAAATCTTCACCGATAATATAGAGGAGTCGGCAATTGAATGGGTCAAGGCCCAATGTGACCATCCGGCTTTCGAGGGAATCAAGATTGTGCAGATGCCCGACGTCCATGCCGGCAACGCCTGCAATGTCGGCACGGCTTACCGAATCGGAGCATACGTCAACCCTGACCATGTAGGCGTTGACATCGGTTGCACCATCTCGATGCACCGACTTTCAGCAGCCGTAAATCCCGACGATTTCGAGCTTCTCGACCATCGCATCCGCGAGGTCATCCCTATGGGTGCTGAGATATGTAAGAAGAACAGTCTGAACGAGAAAGAACTTTTCCGGTCCTTGAACAGCCAGTATCAGCGTGCCCGGAGTGCCGCTCCAGACCTTATCAACGAGGCTCCACGCATCGATGCCCGTTTCATCACCGACTTCTGCCGTCGTATCAAACTCCAGGAAGGTATCTTCTATAAGAGCCTCGGTTCGCTCGGAGGTGGCAACCATTTTATAGAGTATGGCGAGGATGACGAAGGCACTCCGTGGTTGACCATCCACACCGGCTCCCGAAACCTCGGCGTCAAAGTCGCCAACCATTGGCACAACATCTCCAACAATCCAAAGCGTGCCGACATGATTGGCTTTCTATGGGGCGACGCTCTTAACGGCTATCTCTCGGACATGGTTATCGCGCAAGCCTATGCCCGCTATAACCACGAGATTATCCGAGACCGCATCTTTGCGATCCTAAAGAAAATTTGTAAGGCCAAATGCACCGACTCGATAATCACGACTCACAACTATATAGATGTGGCCGATGAATTTCCTATGCTACGCAAGGGCGCAATCGATGCTTCCGAAGGTCGCAGGGCCTGCATACCTTTCAATATGCGCGACGGCATCGCTATCTGCGAAGGCAAGGGAAATCCCAATTGGCTCAACACCGCTCCGCACGGTGCCGGAAGAGCCATGTCGCGAGCCCAGACTAAGAAGAATATCAGCATCGAGGAATTCAAGCAATCCATGACAGGTGTCTTCTCAACATCGGTATGCCAAGGCACTCTTGACGAGGCTCCTGAAGCATATAAACCTATGGCCGAGATAATCTCTCAGATAGAACCGACCGTGAAAATCCTGACCATGGTCAAACCCAAGTTGAACATCAAAGACAGAGGAGAATGAAGAAATTTATCCAGATAACCGCAGGCCGTGGCCCGGTGGAATGTGCGAGAGCTGTCACTCTCGTTGCTAAGGAATTGCTGAAGGCATATCCGTCGATACAGTCGGTCGAGAGCGAGGCACATAACTCGGAGCCGGGCTGCTTCATGTCGATGACTTTCTCCATCGAAGGTGAGACTTCCGTGCTTGAGGCAATGAAACGCGAATGGTATGGCTCTGTACTCTATCGCGCCACAGCCAATTCCTATCGTCCTACCCACAAGCGCCGCAACTGGTTTGTCGGCATCAACTTCATCGACGAACTCGAACTCCCGGAGGTGAATGAGGCCGACATCCGCTATGAAAGTTGCCGAAGCGGTGGGCATGGCGGCCAGAACGTCAACAAAGTTGAGACGGCAGTCCGAGCCATCCACATTCCATCGGGTCTCAGCGTCCGTTGCTCAGATGAACGTTCGCAGGGACAAAACAAGTCCCTCGCCCGTGAGCGACTTCTTCTCAAACTCTATGAGCAAAATCAATCTCTGAAAGCCAATGCTACGAAAGATGCCTGGCGCAACCACACTGACCTTGAGCGAGGCAATCCGGTAAAAACTTTCTCAGGAAAGTTATAAATATGGATATTCAGTTAATGGGCTGGTTGAGATTGTCCTCAATTGATCATATTTAATATTTTTGGCTCGACTGTCGCCTTAGATTCGAAAAACGGCAATTTTTTTGGGGGGGTGACGCCGTTTTCTTGCGGACAGGGTATGATTAAGCGTTCCGACATGTCGCCGGAAGAAGGGAAAAATCGGTCAGATTAATCAGGCCCTGATTTCTTTCGCTCGAGCTTTTTCTTCACGAGCAAGTTGTCGGGCGGCAAGTATTGAGGCGTTGGCCATGTGTATGTCGAAGAAGAGGAGCAATGTCTCGCTGCGGCTGTTGCGAGCGGCGATAACACCAAGCCCGAAGTGTAATTTCTGATTGCCGAAGCTGCCCTCCATAACTGTGGCTCGCAGATTGCCGATGATGCGTCTAGTAGTACGGAGATCTGCATCCTCTGCAGTTGGCTTAGGCCCTTTCCGCGCACGATAGGTCGCAGATAGGGTCGGTCAATGCTGACGATGCGACCTCTGACTTCCTTTTTATTCATAAGGTTGAGTTGTTGACGTCTCACTTTTTTCAGCGCATCAAGCCGCTTGCTTTGTTCGGCGGTCAAACTTATGAGTGGCGCAAATTGGCGGCAAAGAGTGTTTCATTCAGGATTGATGAGTATGCCACAGAACATTTGCATGTGAATGTTGCCGTTGAGCATCTCAACGAGTCTATCGTCCGACAGCCCGGTGTACGACTTGAGAAACATCAGTGCCACTTCGCCTTCAGGTGGAAACATCGGCTTGTTGCCTTGAGGCTTTTTACGGGGAAAGTGAGAGGCAATCTTGTCTGCCATTTCCTTCAGTGGAAGCTTGGCATGGATATACCCTAATTCACTCTTATCAAAACTTGCTCTGTATTTTTGCAGAAAATCGAATTCTGTTATGGGTAAGCTTGGCTGTATCTCAGAAATTTTTTGTATCTTCACTTCACATTTTTTTTAGTTTTACCCCCGAATTAACCCGTGATGGGCCTATCGGGGGGGGTGTGTAAAGTTACAAAACTTCTATGACTCTGACAAATAATTAGTTGACTATTTTCTGAATTTCCCTACTTAATGATGCGATCCACAATGAGAACAACGAATTTCTTCGAATTTCTTCCTTACGAAATTGGTGCTTTATGTGAATTGTATTACCTTTGTATTCACAACCGCAATAATCCATGCCACGCATATTGAAAGCATAATGGAGGAGGCTTGTATTCATCTTAGAGTTGATTTGTGGTTATTTCAACCTCTAAGTTAATACATTTCTCCTCTTTTTCTATGTCCTTGTCAAATTTTCATCACGCCATTTTGCGGATGACCCTTAAAGTTTCATAAAACTATATGCCGATATTTCTTTTTGAACTCAAATTAACTTGAAAAACCAAACAGAATATATGGTGTATGGAGACAATATTCTTATTTCATATTATTCCAATACCATTCAATTGAAGACTATGGTGCCGACGATAATCCCATTCTTGACCTATAAGTCTCGTTTCCCATGTCCAAGTGTACAGAACCTCTAATAACAGCTTAGGCTGTAATTCCCCGATTTTGCAGGGAATTACAGCCTAAACTGCTATTTAGGTATATCGTCTGTTTTTATTCAATGGCAGCCTGCGCCGCTGCTGAAACATAACCTAATCCGTGAGTTGCAGGGACGTTGTACGCTATCTGTGACGTGTGCGTCTTGGGTAATATGTCGTTTGATTTCATGTCATATTTTGTTATTTGTTTCTCGGTTTTATGATGTAAGGGTTAAACACCCTCTATTTCTTTCAGATTTGCCCCTCTGCCGGACTTTGTGCGCTCGGTAGAGGGTTTTATTGTTTTTGTGACTGACGCGCCTCTAAACGTCTTATATCGCGTCGAGCCTCGGCAAGCAGGTCGTACAATTCTATGGACCGGTTGGTGGCGAAGTATTCCGCCCAGTCCTTGAACGTGTGGCACTCTCCAGTTTCCGTGTCCTCGTAGTCCTCGGAATCCCACATATCGGCAAGCGAGGCATACGTTTCGGCAGGGTGTGAGCCTATCGCGTCCACAACCTCGGTCGGGTATTCGTCCATGAGGGTCTGCACCCACTCGTCAAAGCCGTAGCCGGGATTCTCATGCAGGACATTCCATGCCGCCGTCTTGAGTTCGCCGTAGAAATCCGGCTCTTCCTCATCAAGCATATTGTCAAGAGCCTCAACAAGGGAAGCCATTTCTTCGTCTGATACGTTGTATTTGCTATCGTTCATGTTTCAAAACTTAAAAGTTGGAATATTGCTGAATGTCCTAACTTTGTGGCATGAAAAAGATTAAATACTTTATACTCCGCTGGCGTTACCATCGTCTCTACCGCCGCCTGTTTTGGCTTTACCTTTCAAAAACGACCACTGCCAATGATGCAGTATACCAAGCATCCAATGCATTTACATGGCTAACAGGTTGCGATTGGGATGACTGGCGTTAATCCTTTGGCCGTTGTGGCCGCTTCTCCCTCATGATTTCTTGTGGGGTTTTTATATGCGTGGTCGGAAAAACAACTGGAATTACAAAAGAGATTCTTGATGCATTCTCAGTCTTTGCAGAAGTGGCTGAGCCTATTTTTGCGCCGAAGATGGAAATTCCTGCTTTGGCTTGCCCGTCTATGCCCACTTCTTCACTCGCAGTTACTGCGACATCAAATGACAATTGCTCAATCGGTTTAATCTCATCATTTACAGCCAGCGTTTTTAATGCAATCGGATTGGGCAAAGTCGGATTGACAATCGCTCCATTACCCAATCCGGCTTGCAGTTCACTAACGGCATCTGTTATATCAGTGATTGCTGTTTTTATAAATTCTTTCAGTTCCATATCGCTATAGGTTTGTCAAGTTCTCGCTGTTCGCTGTTCATCGTTTTGACTTAATGAGATATTTGATTAGACCATAAACTCCAAACAAAGTATAGAGCAGGAATATTCCGATAGAGCCAGTAAGTATCTTGACAGCCTTGGGCAATGGCTCACTCGCGAAATACGCCCATGTCGCGTTCACTACCCAAATGCAGGCAGACACGACAAGGCTTATTGCCACACCGTATATGAGCCATTTTATCCAGTTCATTTTGTTTTCAGTTCCTCGATCCGCTCTTTGAGTTCGGCAATCCGCTCATTCTTTTCAGTCACGAGTGCTTCAAGAGATTTCACGCGCTCTGCAAGCACGGCATCGCCGACAATCACCGACACGTCTCCGCTGTCGGATGCAGGTGAGTAGTCGCCCTCGGTGTGGACTGCCTTCTTCGGGGTATCTTCCCCAGTGAGCAACCATCGTGCATCAACGTCAAGCGTGGTAATGATTTTTGTAATCATGTCCACACTCGGTTTGCTTCGGCGTTGCTTGCCCAAATAACTCGACATCCCAGTAGGAGGTAAGCCTATTGATTTAGCAAAAGCAGCCTTGTTGCCATCAAAACGCTCATTGACAAGCATTTCAATTCGGTCATTGATAGTTTCAGCCATAAGCCAATATGTTAAAAATTCTTAATTGTTTATCAATGTTGGGAAATTGCTTTGGTAAATCAATTCAATTGCATTACCTTTGCACTTAAAGTTACGAAAAAGTAATTAAAACACCAAAAATGGAACTAAAAAAACTCAAAACCGCTTCACTCGCCGATGCACTCAAGGAAATGAATGTCGGAGAAACGTGCATAGCCCCCGATGGATATGCACCTGCAACGGTCATCAAGACCTGCTCTGAGTTAAAGGACAAAGGTTACCTTTTTCAGACTTCGCAACGCGCCGGAGTACAAATCATCACGCGATTGAAATAAACAATTGAATTATGGCAAAGCACGGAATTTTCTACGCTCTCTGCGACCTCTTCAACGAGGGCGAGGCGGTGGTCAGCACGAATGACGCAAAGCAGGTTATGACAGCCGCGCGTCACGCGCTCCCCGAGTTCAACGTCTGCTCCGGGTTATACGACCCTGACAACAAGACGATCGAACTATATGTCGAAAACTTCAAGCAGGCAAAGGAAGATGAAAACGACTGAACAGAAGCGTGCGCAGGCACAACGCATAGTCAATCTGATTGACACTCGCGGCGACTGGGTCAACCGCCTCTACCGCTTCACCCAGTTCCTGCTCAAACACCACCCCGATTTATTAATCAACAAGTAATGTCAAAACCACAATAGATATGAAAAAGTACATCCTTACCCTCGCACTCGCAACCGCCCTGCTGACTGGTTGCACCACCAACAAGGTTGCCCTTGACAACCTCCGCGCCGAAATCTCGTGGAACGCCTTTTGCGATGCCCACGGCTACGACCGCAACGACAACACCTATCAAGCGACCAATGAATACCTCGATACTTGGTGCGGCTCCGTGGACGAAGAAGCCGCCTTCATCAAGGCAGGAGTTGAACCCTACTAAATCATACAGCCATGAATAAGACAATCTCAATCATCCGTATCTGCATACTCTTTATCCTCAGCAGCCTCGCCTTCATCTTCATCTTCGGCGAGGAACAGGATGAAAATCTGTCAGCTTTCTTCTTCCACGTCATTGTGGATAAGGGCCTCGGCATCGGCCTGTGCTTCTACATCGGTCGCCTCTACAAGCGTTGGAGCAAGGTTGACCCGTGGCTGATGGCTTACGACAAGATGTGTGACGAGGTCATGGAGAAACCTAACCCCATGTGCCTTGACAACGACAAGGAGGACTGACCCGATGACATTTCTCCAGTTTGCAGACAAGAGCGTCCCCTATGGCGTATTCGTGAAAGACGTGGCGGCCGAGGTAGTCCACCTGCTCAAAAAGGACGATGCCGACCCCGACTACGTCAGCCAACGGAAAGCCTTTGAAATGTTCGGGCGCAGGAACGTAGAGCGTTGGCGCAAGCAGGGAAAGGTCAACCCCTGCAAGCGTCCGGGCAAAGTGGAGTACAGAACCGCCGACCTGCGTCTGCTGCAACGGACACAACAAGACTACTTAACCCACAACGAGTAGTCACAATCGGGCAGTCAGTTTAGATGGCTGAAACACTGCGGAGGGGCCCCGAAGCAGAGAGGCAGGTTCGACTCCTGCACTGTCCACTAACGAGATAACAAACATTTTAACCCTCAATATTATGAGTAAAAAAAATCTTACCGTTGAGCAAATCAACGACCTGCAACCGCAGGACATCGCCACGAATGAATTTGTGCGCGACAAGTTCATCCAAATCTACGAAGCCATGTGGACACCCTCTACTGGCGTGTCCGGCGAAGCCGCCTATGAGCGCGAAAGCCGCAACTTCAACCGCATCCTCGCCGAGAAAGAGGACATCCGTAAGAGCTGCACCCGATTCTCGCTCTTCACCGCGTTCCTTGACGTGGCTATATCGGGCCTCTCCCTTGACGCAGGCACTCGTGCGCAGGCATACCTGCTCTCTCGCTCCATCGCTGTTGATTCCTACCTCGATGAGCATAACAACAAGAAGAACAGATACGAAACCCAGTGCGTCCTCACAATCTCCGGCTATGGAGAACTCCTGCACCGCGCCCGTGTCGGCCAGATACGCCACGCCGACAACCCAGTCATCGTGTATGCCGAGGACGAGTTCGAGTTCGGAGAGCGCAACGGCAACAAGTTCGTGAACTACACCTGCCGTCTGCCTCACACATCGGGCAACATCGTAGCCTGCTTCATGAAGATTACTCGCGCTGACGGCTCGGTTGACTACGCTGTCATGCTGCCCGAGGACTGGAATCGCCTCGCAGGTTATTCCGCACGTCAGAACCGCAAGTGGGATAACACCAACCGCCGATATGTTGATGGTGCGCCCAACGCCCTCTACGGAGAGCGCGGACAGGACGGCACTCTCAAGATTGATACAGGCTTCCTCATCGCCAAGTGTATCAAGCACGCTTTCAAGTCCTACCCCAAGGCGCGTGTCGGCCGGGCTACCCAACTTGAATCACAGCAGATAGATGAAATGGAAATCAACGATGACATCTACGGACTGGAGGACGGCTCTTCCGTCAATACCTCAACAGGGGAAATCATGCCCAAGCAGGACACTGGCTTTGCTCCTGCCCCCGACACATCCAACGGCGTGACAATCGACCCCGAAGCCTCTGCCGACAACGCAGGGGGTAACGATGACGTATTCTAATAACCCTTACAATACCAAAGTACAATGAGTGAAACTAATAACCACCTGCCTATCCTGCGCGAAGAGAACGTGCAGATGATAGTGCAAAGCGCACCCAACGCCTACAACACCAACTCGCTCTCATCCATGCGTTGCGCCGACTTCGGCAAGAATCTTCTTGACGAGATAGAGCGTTCCGGCATGTCCGATGAACTGGACAAACGCTGTGCCGACTACATAGACAAGGCTAAACGCACTCTCAAGGCGATGAATGAACGCCGTGCGCCGTTCACCAAACTCTTCGACCAGATACGCTCCGAGTTCACTGGCATGGAGAACACCATCGACCCGACCAAAAAGGACACCGTGCCTTATCTGATTCAGCAGAAGCGCAACGCCTATGCCGCCAAGAAGCGTGAAGAGGCTGAACGCGCACGCCAAGAGGAAATGCGCCGTCAGCAACGCGAACAGGCTATTGCCCGATACACGCAGGAAGCTGAGGACGACTACCGCCGTCAGTTCGACAACACCGTCACTTCCACCATCAACGAACTCACCAGCCTCAACCAGTCGCTCACGATCGAGAACTTTGACGAGGTCAGCGAGAAACTCAAGAACTTCAAGACCACCCTCGGTAACGAGTGGTTTCAGTACTGCCAGTCCCACGCCCACAAGCCCTACGAAATCAGCGATGACCAGGCTATCAAGATTCGCCAGTCTATCCTCAACCGACTCTCCACGCAGTTCAAGGCGCAGTTCGCAAGCGAAATCGGGGACTACCGCGACACCATAACGGACGCTCTGCCCTCAAAGAAGCGCGAACTGGAGCGCATGGCAAAAGCCAGTGCCGAGGAACAGGCACGCATGAAAGCCGAACTGGAGGCCCGCGAAGCTGCGGAAACCCGCCGTCTTGACGAAGAGCGCAAGCGCAAGGAAGAGGAAGCGCAGGCCGCCAAGAAAGCACAGCAGACCGCTACCGAAATGGACGGACTTTTCGGCCAGGCCGCCGTGGCTACCCCGGTAGGCTATCAGCCTAAGACCGCCGTCCGCAAGCGTGTTGTCACCGACAACCCCGACGGCATCCTCGCCGTGGTATCAATGTGGTGGTCGAAAGAGGGCCGCTTCCTCTCAATGGAAGAACTCAGCAAGATTTTCAAGAAGCAGATTACATTCTGTGAAAAACTTGCCAACGACAAGGACAACCCCGAACTCATCAGTTCGCCTTTCGTGCGCTACGAGGACGAGGTTAAAGCAAAGTGAGCATGAACAATCCCGATGCATACTATCAGCGCAGTGAGGTCAGCAATTCCGACCTCACTGCCTTGAAAGAACTCCTGCACCCTCGCCCTATGTTCGGTGACCGCGAGGCGGCTTTCCGCTTCGGGTCTATCGTGGACGCTATCATCACTGAACCCTCGCGCGTGGACTTCCTGCGCATGACGATTGATGGCGAACCGGTTGACGAGGACGAGTTTCTCCATGCACGCGAAATGCAACGCGCCCTCCGCGCCGAGGCACGCCGTGACCCATTCCTCGCCAAAGTCCTTGAACTTGCCGACACACAGCGGTTCATGGTCAACAAGGCGCAGGAGTTTGAAAACGGCGGCTTCCACTTCACGCTCGACACTCGCTGTAAGTGGGACTGGTGGTTGGATGCCGCACACTTCGGCGGTGACCTCAAGACCTGCGCGGCATCGACCCAAAGGGAGTTTGAGGATGCCGTTGACTTCTTCGACTGGGACAGGAGCCGCGCATGGTACATGGATATAGCCAAGTCTAACAAGGATTTCATCTATGCCATCAGCAAGAAGAACTGCAACATCTTCAAGTTATTCATCAACCGAGGCGATGCCATCTACAATCGCGGACGCGAAAAGTATGAAGACCTCGCTTTCAAATACTGGGCTTTCACCTTATGAGCAATCTTCAGCATAAACTCAAGGTTGAGCCGTACCCTTACCAAAAAGAGGGTATAGAGGCAGGTCTGCGGTGGCAACGCTTCCTCATCGGCGATGAGCCGGGACTGGGCAAGACGCTCCAAAGCATAGGTGTGGTTGACACAGCCAACGCCTACCCCTGCTTGGTTATCTGTCCGTCCTCGCTCAAAATCAACTGGCAACGCGAGTTTGAGAAATTCACCGACAAGAAAGCACTGGTGCTTGACAACTCCGTGGCTACCACATGGCCCTATCTCCTGCGGATGGGTATGCAACAGGTCGCCATCGTCAATTACGAAAGCCTGCGCAAGTTCTTTGTTTGGGATATTCACGCACGCAAGCGCAAGGGGCAATCGTTCCGATTAAAGGACGTGGTGTTCTGCCCGGACATACAGATATTCAAGTCGGTAATCATTGACGAGAGCCATAGGGTCAAAGACCCCTCGGCACAGCAGACAATCTTTGCGCGTGGCATAGTTGAGGGCAAGCAGTGGCGCATACTTCTTTCGGGTACGCCTGTTGTCAATCGCCCAGCCGACCTAATTGCGCAGCTCTCAATCATGGGCAGACTTGCGGAATTCGGCGGTAGATCTAAATTCCTCGCCGACTACGGCGGTGGAGAAATCTCCAAAGAACGCCGTGGCAAAGATGATGATGACGAGCCTCGCAACCTTGACCGCCTTTCCGATGAACTCTACTCGCGGTGTATGATTCGCCGAGAGAAAGCAAAGGTGCTGACGCAACTCCCCGACAAGACACGGACAGACCTCTATGTTGACATCTCCAATCGTGAGAAGTACGCACTGGCGGCCGAGGACTTGGCAGAATACCTGCGTACCTATGCCAAATGCGAGGACTACGAGATACGCCGTAAGATGCGCATGGAAGCGTTGGTGAAGTTTATGACCCTCCGCGCCCTATCGTCAAAGGGAAAGGTCAGGCAGGCGGTTGACTTCGTCAAGACGTTCCTTGCCAATGGCAAGCCCCTCATACTGTTCTGCTCCCTACATGAGATTGTGGACGAGTTGAAAAAGGCTTTCCCGAAAGCGGTCAGCGTCACCGGGCGCGATTCCATGAACATGAAGCAGGCGGCTGTTGACGCTTTCCAGTCGGGAAAGGCGCAACTGATTATCTGCTCCATCAAGGCCGCAGGTGTCGGTCTTACCCTCACGGCTTCTTCCAACGTGGCTTTCGTGGAATTTCCGTGGACGTATGCAGACTGTTGCCAGTGCGAGGACCGTGCGCACCGCATAGGGCAAAAGGACAATGTCACCTGCTACTACCTAATCGGCCGTCACACTATCGACCGAACCCTCTACGACATCATCCACAAGAAGAAATCAATCGCCAATCAGATAATGGGGACTGACGATGATATTCCGACCGATGAGATGTATTTCGACCAACTGGCAGACCTCTTCCTAAATCCCGACCCCGATGGCTGATGTCTGCAAGACCGACCTGCAAAAGGTCATTTCCTACCTCGATGAGGCGGCGAAACTATATGACGCGCTCCCCATGCAGAAATGCAAGTGCCGGGCGTACATGATAAACCAGTTAACAACCAAATTAAAATCCAAACTCAATGACAAAAAATGATTTGGCAAGAGAGGTGTCGGTATCAGAGAAACTGCACCTTTCGACAGCAGTAAAGGCGGTGGACGGAATAATCCGTGTCATCAAGGAAGCACTCGCCAAGGGCGAGGAAGTAACCCTGCGCGGCTTCGGAACTCTCTCCGTGGTTCAGCGCGAGGAGCGCAACGCGGTTCACTTCAAGACCAAAGAGCCGATTGTCGTTCCTGCACACCGCACCGTGAGAATCAGAATCAGTAAAGAACTCAAAGAACAACTCAACAATGGAAATGAACTTTAAAACCTACACTGGCACCAAGACAATCAAGGCTGTGCCTATGGAAAAAGCCGAAGCAGAAAAACTGCTTGGCAAGTCAATAACTCCTGCCACTCCGGGAACGGACGGCTATCTTGTGGAATATCCCGATGGCTACCGTTCATGGTCGCCGAAAAAGGCATTTGAAGATGCCTATCGCGTTTCAGAGACTCATGTTGACCGAATGAAAATAGAACTCGCAGACCTCAACGAGCGCATCTGCAAGGCAACAAGGGCAATCAACACATTCGGAGCAATTTCGGAAGAAGAGCGTTGGTATCTCAAAAAACAGTTGAATGCAATGAGTGACTATGCCGAGGTTCTCTATGACCGCATACGCTGTGCGGTTGAGCCTCGTGTTGCTGTAAGTTCAGAACCTTGCGGCTGCAATGCAGCCACAACAAAGGAGGGCAGATAATGGCACAGTGGATTGAAGTCAGAGCGCGTTACGACAAGATGATGGAGAACGGCTCGGTCAAGAAAGTAACCGAACCCTATCTCGCTGACGCGCTGTCCTGCACCGAAGCAGAGGCAAGGGTAACTGAGGAACTCACGCCCTTTATCAGCGGCGACTTCCGCATTTCATCGGTAGTCACCACCAAAATATCGGAAATCTTTTGGGATGCGTCCGGCGACCGCTTCTACAAGGTCAAGGTTAATTTCATCACCCTTGACGAAAAGACCGCTACCGAAAAGCGGACAGCAACCTACATCCTCGTGCAGGCTTCCAGTTTCAAAGAGGCATACGACAATTTCATTGACGGCATGAAAGGTACGATGGCCGACTATGAGATTGAGGCTATCAACGAAACAAAACTGGTCGATGTGTACCGCGCCAACCTTGCCTCGGAAGCCGAAAGGGAAGCAGACAATATGTTGCGTGACCCCAAAGTTCAGCGTCACGTCAAGAAGTTCGTAGATGCCTGCGCCGAGGGCGGTGTTGAGAGTGTCACCATGACTGCCTGCGATGGCAAGAGCGTCAAGTCTGCCAAGATCGAGATTTCCCAAAAGGGCAACAAGCCTAAACCAAACGACAATGGGTAAGCGTGCTAACAGAGTGGCTTTGCTTGCCAGACTCGGATATGAGGTTAAGAAAGATGCACTCTCTGCGCTCTCTGCCCCTGCCAAAAAGAACAAGTACGGCGCACAACGTGTCGGCGGTCATGCCTCTCAAAAGGAGCATGACCGCTCCAACCAACTCAAGTTGTGGCAACGCGCAGGTGTCATCTCCAATCTCCGTGAGCAGGTGTCCTTTGAACTTATCCCTGCCCAGTACGGCGAATGTGGCACCGACCTCAAAGGGAAACCTGTCCGCGTCTGCATTGAGAAAGCCTGCAAGTACATTGCCGACTTTGTCTATACCGACAACGAAACCGGGCAGACCATTGTCGAGGACACGAAAGGTGTACGCACAAAGGAATATATAATCAAGCGGAAACTAATGCTCTACCTGCATGGCATCCGCATAAAGGAAGTCTGAACTATGGACCGTGAGAGTTTCATATTCTACCGCAGCTTCTATGAGGCTATCAAATGTATGCCCACTGACGTGCAGGCTGAAATATATCCTGCCATCTGCGAGTATGCTTTGTTCGGGAAACTGCCGAAGAATCTTTCCGAGGTTGCCAAAGGTATGTTCACGTTGATTAAGCCTAACATTGACGTGAATACCGCTCGGTTTGAGAATGGCAAGAAAGGCGGTCGCAAGAGCCGTGCCAAAAAGCAGACCGCCACAGCCGAACCTGCCTACACCCTTACCTATGAGCAGGAGGTGGAGCAGATGAGGTCTGATGAGAAATGGCGCAAAACTATCTGCGAGGATTTCAACATCACTGCGGAAGAGTATGAAAAACGCCTCTCTCGTTTCCTCGATCGCTGTAACGAAGATAAGACACGCAAGGGCAAGGAACATCATGATAGTTTCGTGGACTGTCAGAGCCACCTGCGTTACTGGATGACTAAAGCGTACCCGGCAGCTCAGACAAATACCGAGAAAAAATCTGATGACGATGACCCGCCGTTCCCGACATCCGACTACACTTTCAATGGTGGATTCGGTGGCATGGATGTATAAAACAAAATCACAATGGTTACTCCGCTTTCAAAATACCCACGTTGTCTCATTGACGAACTCGCCAACTATGGTCAAAAGCCTACTGGTGACTTGGACTGGGATAAGTGTGTGCTTGACTGCATGAAGCGCAAAGCCAGTGACTCTGCGATTTACGCGGCTATGGAAATCGGCAAGGTCATCAAGAAGGCGAATGAAGATAAGGAGAATGAGCGTAAGACGTTTCCTAATCTTTCCGACCCTGCCGTTTACGAGCTGCATTCCAAACTATTCCTGCATATTGCCAATATCATTGTCATTGAACCGCAAGACCGTGCTTTCATTGTTGACGAGCATAACGAGAAGATTCTCCGATTTTTACTCTACTACTTCAACAATTGCAAGTTGGCAGAGGGTGTTTTCCCGGAGCGTGGCTATAAGCTGCATAAGAACATCATGCTACAAGGTGGCCCCGGCGTTGGCAAGACCATGATAATGCAGTGCTTCTCTGAATATCTGAAACGCATAAACTCACCTCGGTTCTTCCATAATTTGTCAGTGTCGCAGATGGTGAATTATTACACGATTCATAACAACCTTGACCGCTACACTTTCAATGAAGAAGGTAGTGTTGGTTTCAGACCAACCCCGGAGAATATCTGCCTCAACGATGTAGGCCTCAACGATGACAGACTTTTCTACGGCACTAACACCGCAGTTCTGACAGATGAATTCCTGCTTGCCCGTAACGACATTTGGGCAGGCTGGGACAAGTTCGCTCACATCACAACCAACCTTGACGACAAAGCACTCATCAAGCGGTTCACGCAGATTGATAAGTACGGTCGCGTGGTTGACAGATTTAAGACTTACAATGTAATTCCAATAACTGGCACAAGCCGCAGATAAGAACAATACAGATGGAAAAAATGACTCCCGAATTTAAGGCTCTGCAAAAGAAAATCAATAAAGCCGTAGCAGATGCCAACCTGCCGGAGCAACAGCAGTATGCTTTGCTTGCAGGCTGTATAGCACAAGTCTTAAACACTCATCATCCTCGTGATTTTGAAGCGATGAGAGTTCGTATGGCTATAGTATGTGAAAGCATGATGGCTTCGGTCGATGCCGCAGAACGAATGTTTAAGAAATTCATCAATAAACAATGAAACCAACTGAAGAAGTGATACTGACCCACGCTCAAGAAGCCAACCACAATGCTGAACGCGCCTACTGGTGGATGAAAGGTATTGACCGCGAAGAGGCTCAACGCCTCGGCGTGGCCGACATGGTTCAGTCGGTTCTCTCGCTCCTGCAAAAGGTTGACAACATCACAATAGACATTCAAATAACAATTAAACAAAAATCAATATGACAATCGTATCAACCCTATCAATCTGCCTCGCGGTCGTATGTGCTTTCCTGCTCGTTCGCTCGGTAGTCATCAGCACCCTGTGCGACAATAAAAACAAGACCCTCAAAACCGAGATAAAGACCCTCAATCGCCGTCTTGACTACATCGCCGACTCTGCCAAATGTGACCGAAACTACAAGGTGGAGGAAGATGAAGAGGCAAAGGTTTATAATGTAGTCATGTCAGTGACTATTCATCAGTGGAAAGGCTGTTGCTATGCCATTGATGCCATTCATCCCTGCCTTATCAAGGCTTTCCCTTTCTACGATGACAAGGAGTTTGCCAAAAACGAAGCCGAGGAACTACTCGATAAACTCAACGAGAAATGAAAGTTCTTGACCTGCCACTCAAAGGTAAGTGGTACGACATGATAGCAAGTGACGAGAAGCGCGAGGAATACCGCGAGATAAAGCCGTATTGGATAAAACGCATAATGAAATGCGTAGCATGGTGTAGTAAAGGGCTTTTGCAAGCAGAATGCAAACTCGGATATTATTGCTATGATAATCTTGTGACCGGTAAAAGATTGTGTTATTCCCAACAGAATGGTGGTGCTTGTTGCGGAAACATAGCTGACTTCACGGCAATTAGTGGCGGCTACACTCACGTCCGCTTCCGCCGAGGCTACACCTCAACCACGATGCTCTTCAAATGCGAGGGCATAACAATCGGCAAAGGCAATCCCGACTGGGGCGCACCCAAAGAAGAAGTATTCATCATCAAGTTAGGAGAACGAATATGAGCAAACAACAATGTGAAATCTGCGGTCAGATGAAAACTCCGCAGGAAATGTCGAAGTCCTACAAGCACCGCTGTAAGGAGTGTGTCGCCCGGCTCACTCGCATAGACAGACAAGCAGCCAAACAGCGTGCTGAACATCTCAAACAGCAACTGGAGAGAACCGGCTACGCTCTGTCCTCGCCCGAAGATAGACGCAAGGAGCGTATTCTAATCGCCTCATTCGCCATGCAGGGGATGATTGCCAACGATAGGTTCTACTATGCTCTGCTGGACAAAGGAAATCACGCAAAGGCATTGGCGGTTACTTCTCTCAAGTTCGCTGACGCTCTGCTTGCCGAGGTTGACAATGAGAAAGGAGGTAGCGATGATTGAGTTCCTTGCCCACATCGTATCGGTGGTAATAACAGCCGTGGTGATAATCATCCTCGTTCATCTGCTCAACCGCTATGAACGGAAGAGAACCGAGAAATACCACATCACTTGCGAGTATATGCGCTACCGCTACTCTTACAACAAAATGGACCAGTGTATAGCCGAACTCTGCAAACTGGGTGCTGACGGTTGGGAGATTGCAACCTGCGCAGGCGAAGATAGTTTCGCGGCTTACCTCATCCTCAAACGTGAAACCCTACATACCTCATAAGGCTATGGAAAAACCAATACTGGACGCTTGCTGCGGTGGCAAGATGTTCTACTTTGATAAGCATGACACAAGAGTGCTGTTTCAGGATATTCGTAAGATTGACACAACACTTTGTGATGGTCGCTCTTTCAAAGTAGAGCCGGATATAATCGGAGACTTCACCAGTATGTCTTATCCCGACAATACTTTCCGAATGGTCGTTTTTGACCCTCCACATCTCAAGTATTCGGGAAGTAAAAAAGAATTGGACGGTTGGCAGATGGTAAAGTATGGTGCGCTATTGCCCGGATGGAAATCAACCTTGGCCAAGGGGTTCGCAGAATGTTTCAGAGTACTTGTGCCGGGCGGTTTCCTAATATTCAAATGGAATGAAACTGACATCAAAGTTTCTGAAATTCTTGCTCTAACTCCCGAAAAACCAATCTTCGGTCATATATCGGGAAAACGAGCCAATACTCACTGGATATGCTTCATGAAAGGAGAACCACAATGACAATCGCAAAACAACTCGCCCTCGTCCTCGTCAAGGAGATAATCGCCAACAAGAGGAACAGCCATATCGCGCCGGACTACGCTCTGCGCAATGAGGTCAACTTATTGGTCGGCCAGGCACTCGATTCACTGGTGGCTGACGGCTCTCTCGTTCAGCGTGAGGCATCCGTTAATCGCTACATCGCTTATGAGATACCCGAAACGCAGAGCAAACCTGCTCTATAAACTGCGCCGTAAAGGGATTGAGGCTGACACCAAACAACGTGTCATCTTCATTCCTTACGGCGAAGAGCCTCGACAATACGTGCAGGCCGTCCGGCTCTGCCGTGAGTTTTATTTCAGTATTCAATTCATTATCACATGAAGAAAGATGGCAATCGAATATCGCTAACAATAAAAGAGGCGGACGAGATAAGAGAATATCTCGAAACTCTTTATGCGATGGAAGGAACGCTTGACGAGGAGGATTTCAATTCCGAATGTCATCGGGCAGGATTCTATGCCCGGAATATGTGTAAGTTAATCCATGGGCATAGCCATCCGACATGGGATGCCGCAGGCCCAGTCGAACCAAAATACAATCCATTGATATGAATGTAGGTATAGTTGACGTTGATGGGCATAACTTCCCCAACTTCGCACTCATGAAAATATCAGCGTGGCACAAGTCGCAAGGCGACAATTTGGAGATTGCGTTGCCCATGTTCGGCAACTATGACCGCGTATATCAGTCCAAGATATTCACGTTCACTCCCGATGAACAAACGGACTGGCAATGTGAAGTTGTCAAAGGCGGTACTGGCTATGACATTCACAGCCGATTGCCCGAAGAGATTGAGAAATCTACGGCAATGGACTATTCAATCTATCCCCAGTATCCTTTCTCGATCCAATTCTTTTCTCGCGGTTGCATACGGCATTGTCCGTTCTGCCTCGTCCATGACAAAGAGGGCATGATTCGCCCTGTTGAACCGGTCCAACTAAACCCCAACGGAGAATGGATTGAGGTGCTTGATAACAATTTCTTCGCTAATCCCGAATGGAAGAGCGCGATTGATTATCTCATCAAAGCCGGGCAGAAAGTAAACCTCCATGGCGTGGACATAAGAATCATGAACGAAGAGCAGGCATACTGGCTCAACAAACTGCGTCTGCGCCGGAACATACATATCGCATGGGACTTGCCTACCATTGACCTTACCGAGAAACTCCGCGAGGTTACACGTTACTTGAAGCCATACAAAATCATGTGCTATGTACTTGTCGGCTTCAACTCCACCATAGAGCAGGATATGTTTCGGATTGAAACGCTCCGCTCCTTTGGTATCAATCCATACGTCATGCCGTACCGCGACTTTGAAAACAAGCGCATTCCATCGCAGTATGAAAAAGACCTCGCCCAGTATGTCAACAAACCGATGATATTCAAATCATGCACCTTTGCTGAGTTTTCTCCGCGCAAAGGTTTCAAATGCCAAATCTATCTAAAATGAAAATCCGCGTCTTTGAAGCCTTTGCAGGCTACGGCTCTCAATCAATCGCCCTTGAGCTGCTTGCCCAAGCGTTCCCCGATTTCCAGTTTGACACTGTCGGAATATCGGAGATTGACAAGAACGCTATCAAGGCATATCGTACACTTCATGGGAAAGCCATTCCCAACCACGGTGACATAACCAAGATAGACTGGACGCAGACCGCCGATTTTGACCTGCTTACATATTCGTTCCCTTGCCAAGACATTTCTTCGGCAGGCAAACAACGTGGTTTCACCGAGGGTAGCGGTACACGCTCTTCCAGCTTGTGGGCCTGCGCCGATGCTATTGAAACGAAGCATCCACGATTCCTGCTTATGGAGAATGTCAAGGCACTCGCCACGCAAAAGAAATTCAGCGATGACTTCCGTAGGTGGCGCGAATGGCTAATCAAACACGGCTACACCAATTACTATGCCGTCCTCAATGCAAAGGACTACGGCGTACCGCAGAACCGTGAGCGCGTGTTCATGGTGTCGTTTCTCGGTGAGCATACTCCGTACTATTTCCCGGCTCCCTTTGAACTGACGCACCGACTGAAGCACGTCCTTGAAGATGAGGTTGACGAGAAATACTGGTTACAGCAGGAGCAGATTCGAGCCTTGATTAAACACAACGAGCGCAAGCAGTCCGAGGGTTGCGGATTCAAGACGAACTTTCAGACTGGCGAGGGCATAAGCGGTGCTATCAAGACCAAAGAAGGGAGCCGCGAATATGATACCTACATTAAAGTGCCGACCATCGGCAACAGCCGCCTCAACGCCATGATTGCCGATGGCAAGATTGACCAGGAGCAGACGTTGTGGATTGACTGCTACAACCAACGTGTTGACCCCGACATCGCAGGCACGATACTGGCTCGAGTAAATGCTACCGGGCATTACCTCGTATCAGACCCTCGCGGCTGCGCCATGCGCGGCCGCCCCGATGCATCGGGGCGAAATTCTCAGCAGATCGAACTTGGTTCGGATGTTGCCAACGCTCTTACGTCCGTCCAAAAGGATAGCATGGTAGCCGAGGCGCGTGTCATACAGGTCGGCAACCTCATAGAAGATTCCGCTTACAAGAACCCACATCGTGGGCGCGTCTATTCCGTTGAGGGCATCGCGCCCTGCCTCAACTGCAACGAGGGAGGTCAGCGTGAAGTCAAGATTATTCAGCGCGGTCACGGCTATGCCAAAGGCGGTGTATTCGATATTTGCCCGGCTCTCACCACCTCAAAGTGGCAGGACAATCACTTTGCCCTCATTGAATACTGGATACGCAAACTTACTCCGCGCGAGTGCTTCCGTTTGATGGACGTACCCGAACACTATATCGACCGACTGCTGTCCGCAGGTATATCCAATTCGCAGCTCTATAAACTTGCAGGCAATTCTATCGTGGTCGCCTGCCTCTTCCACATCTTCCGAAAGATGTTCTGCGAAACAGCGAGGGAAAGTTGCTCCCCGATTTCCCATAGCCGTGAAACCCCGGTGCAGTTGTCGCTTTTCTAAACTTAAAACATCATAACGACTAAATACCAATATCTTTGCTCCATGATTAAACTGTTGGAACATAATCGCCGACCCGACATCTCTTTCAGCCGTAAGAGAGGAACTATCCGCATTACGGCAAGGGTGGCACGTGTCCTCGGCCTGCGTCCCGGTGATGCAATCAACATAGCCGTCAGTAACGGCGAGTATTACCTGCACGCCGTCCATATCACAAACGGCATCGGACGGTTTGAGGCGCAGTGCTGGCCCACCAAGAAAGGGAGCGGTAACTACTGCGCCAGTTGCGTGCGTCTGTGCCGTTCCCTGCTTGATTCCGTAGGTATCAAGGCTGACAAGGTCGCCTACATGGTCGGCCAGGAATTTGAACGCGACAACACAACCTATGTTCCAATCATAACTCTGCATCCGCTACTATGAACAAAGATGTAAAATACAATGGCTACTCCGCACAGCCGTCCGACTATGAATGTCAGGACGGCGAGTTGTCGTTGTCACTAAATCTCATTGCCGAAGACAACCAAATTAAAACACTTGGTCAGCCTGACATTATTCTCACTTTGCAAGAGGGGGAGCGTGTGTTGTTTGTCCATAGTGTGCCTAATCAGAAGAATTACATTTTGGCACGAGCCGGTTCGGGTTCATCTTTTGGGGTCTATTGGCTAAAGAAAGACCCCACCATAACAGATACGACAACGGCGCAATACATTACCACATTCGACTGCATATTGGATATTACTGCCGTAGGCAATACTCTTGTGTTTGCGTTGGAAGAGGGCCTGAAATATCTGCTATGGAAAGATGATAATTATATGCAGCTTAAAAATCGACCGCCGTTTATCTCAATTGATTTTGGGCTGTATAAGGTTGGCACTCTTGACAACAGCGAGGAGTTTACCATACCGGCACGTTGCGGCGCAACGTGGAGCAGTCAACGTGGGCAGGCTGAGAAAGCGGAGTTGGCCGAAATGACACAAATGGCTTATGGCTTACTCAATCAGGCTATCGTTGAAAAGATAACCTCTCAGGGTTATTTCTATCAGCCTTTCTTCGTCAGATATGCATATAGGATGTACGATGGAACGTATAGTTGGCACTCCGCGCCGATACTCATGTTGCCTACGATTTTACCTCCATTCATAAAGTATAGTGATGACGGCACGCAGCCTGCGGCAGGTGGCACGCTCAATGCGACATTCACATTGGATGTGCCATATTTCGGGTTAGCCTATCGCATATTGAATGACGGCGAAGATGAATTATCCAATTGGTCTGACCTTGTGGCTGGCATTGATATATTTGTTTCCGCGCCGATCTATACGTACGACCAATCTAAAGATTTGCCGTGGCGACCGGTAGTCACAACACGAACTATCCTTTCAGAGGTTAGCCCGGACAAGGAAATGTCAACATCGGGCAGACCCACCGAGGTTGTCGCCGCTGAGGTGTTTGTCGGCCATTATGCGGATAGCCTTACTGGCTCTTATGTTGACCACACAATGAAAACCGGCGACTTCCATAGCATTCTTAACATCAAACCGCATGAGAATATGCACCGTAACATTCGGAGTGCGCATGATTTCTACAAACTTGCGGAGATTGATATCAAGAATATAACGGTAATGTCGGCAATGGCACATCTGAAAATAACCGAATCGGATTTGTCATCATTGGTTACTCGCCAAACACTTGACGATGATTATCAGTCTCACTGCAATCTTGTAGCCTCATCGCTCTATACGTTTAACTCTCGCCTTAATCTTGCCGGGGTTAAGATTGCACCTGCCGAGCCGTTTCCGATACGCTCATGTATGCAGTTCGGTAACCCCAAAGGACAGACAACAACGAGAGTTCGCATTACGGTTTGGACTCGTCTCAACGGCGTAAGATGTTATTCCGCCCATACCGGAGAGGCTGAGGCCGATATTTGGCACAACCCTGCCTCCAACTTCCCACGCTATCTATTTTACCCCGATGCGTCAGCCTATAAAATGGAAATATTTGTGTCTGAAAGCCAAAAGTATATTATAAATCTGACCCCTCATGATTTTCTAAATGGGGCATACTACTATATGGGCAAGTCGGGAATGAGCAAAGTGACTACACCGACCAACGCAGAGCCGGAAACAGCCGAGTGTGCTACCTCGGTAAGTGTTGGCTCTAAAATATACACTTCGGAAATCAACAATCCGTTTACATTCCCCGTGCTTGGCATTAATACTGTCGGGTCAGGAGAAGTGTTAGGTATTTGTTCTGCTGCGAAAGCACTCTCACAAGGTCAGTTCGGTCAGTTCCCTCTATATGCTTTCACGTCTGAGGGCGTATGGGCGTTGGAAACAACACCGACCGGCACATACTCCGCTAAACAGCCTATCACGCGCGATGTGTGTATCAATGCGGCAAGCATTACACAGATTGATTCATCAGTGCTGTTCGCCACGGATAGAGGCATTATGCTAATATCGGGTTCGCAGACGCAATGTATTTCCGATGTCATAAATACTGACTACCCCTTTGACGTGCTGACCCTGCCCGGCATGGAGAAACTACACTCAATGCTCGGTCACGATGATAAAACCTGCTTCCCGATTGCTCCGTTCTCATCGTTCCTGAAAACGTGTGGAATGATATACGACTACGTTCATCAGCATATCATCGTGTTTTCTCCCAAACACACTTATGCTTATGTGTACTCTCTCAAATCACAGCAGTGGGGTATGCTCTTCTCAAAGATAGAAAGTGTTGTCAACTCCTACCCGGAGGCTCTTGCTATTGACAAGGATTGTAACCTTGTTGATTTCACAAAAGACGGCAAGGAAGAGATAAGCGGCCTCCTCGTCACACGTCCGCTCAAACTGGAAACGCCGGATGTCCTAAAGACTATGGACACGGTTATTCAGCGTGGCCACTTCCGGAAGGGGCATGTGCAGTCCGTTCTCTACGGCTCGCGCGACCTCTTTAATTGGCAGAGGGTATGGTCGAGCAAAGACCACTACCTCCGTGGCTTCCGTGGCACCCCTTACAAGTATTTCCGAATTGCTTGCGTGACTTCGCTCGCCGATGATGAGAGTATCTTCGGAGCATCCCTGCAATTCAATCCGCGTCAGACCAATCAACCGAGATAACTCATGTACTAATTTAATATCTATTGTAAGACGAGAAAGGCCGCCATGCGTGATGCACAGCGGTCTTTCGCTTTGATATGGCAACATTAAAAAGGGTGCAATCTTCTGCGTGCCTTTGCTATCCTGTTATGCAGGTTTATCCGTATCTCGCTCTCTGCGTCCTCGGCTTTGGCTTCCCATACCTGCGCCTTTGCGGTGTTGGTGATAGTCAGCCAGTCAGCCACAGCCTTGCAGACAAGGTATTCGTGGATGAGGTTCTCAAGCAGGTAGAGCGTGGTCTGCGAGAAGTCGAGCGGTACGCTCAACACTATCCCATAGACTGGCGGCTCACGCAGGTTGTCGTTGAGTTCCGTGCGGTGCAGGTCGTTCTTGGTGTAGGGATATAGAAGTTCCCTGCACTTGCATACTGTCAGATTCAGCACTCGCGTCACACGGTCCACGTTTCCGTCCTCGCCCACATCCTGCACCATGTGGCGGTTGTGGTTGCTTTCCGTGTCCATGACGCTACCCTCTATAAAGGCATAGTTCTTTATGTCATACAGCAGTTGGTCGCGCTTGAACCCTAACACGGCGTTGAGCCTGCCGTCCTTTTCTTCCAAAAAGCAACTCATGGGACACTGGGATTAGTCGGTGGGGCGTGCAGGGCGGCTCCGCTTGCTCACGGTCTGACGGATTAATTCCATGTTCTTGTTGGCAAGGGCGTAGTATTGCTCCGCGTCAGCCTTGTTGGTCACCATGTACCAGTCGGCGATGGCTGTGTTGGCGAGGTATGCGTGGACGGCTTCGCCTACGCCGGTGGTCGCGGCTTCGTTGAAGTTGCTCGGCATGGTGAGGTTCAGCACAAGGTCTTTACTGCCGTCATAGTGGCTGTTGTCAGTCGTTGTGCCGTTCTCGTTGAGATACTCGCCCAGTTCGGTCTGAACCTCCGCAAAGGCTCTCTTGATTGAGCGTAGAATCTTCTCGCGGTTTTCCTCGTCTTCCGAGGCGAACATACTTGCAACCTCTTTGTGGTTGTCCTTGTTCTGAATAGTACGTCCGCGCAGGAACGTTTCATTCATGATGTCATAGAGCAGCCACGAGATTTTGATTGTGGCAGTGACATTCTTCTTTGCGCCTAAAGTGGGGTTTGGCATAGTTCGTAATTATTAAATGTTGATTAGTCGGTGGGGCGTGTCGGCTTTCGGCGGCTGTAGAGTAACCTCTCGGCGGTTTCCATCATGTCGGCCGCCTGCACGAAGTAGTCCTTTGCCTCGCCTTTGTTTGCGAATTTGAACCATTGCCCGATGATCGAGGCAATGAAGAAACTGCGCAGGGTTGACTGGACGCTTGCGGTCAGCACCTTGTCAAACGACTTGCTGACCTCTATTACGGCTTCATAACCGGTCCTGCCTAATGTTACTGGGGGCTGAACTGGGGGCAGGGTGTTGGCGTTCTCGGACTGCGTGGATATGCCCGGCTCCGGGAGTGGGTCAACAATGGCAGTGCTGATGAGTTTTGTCCTGCCCGACACCAGCATTTCCTTTAGGTTCTCGTTGGTGGCGGATACGGACTCTTCCCAAAACCTGCTCAATTCCGCGAGGTCATCATCGGCCGCAAGGATGCGGTCGCGTGCGCCCTCGTCGCCGTCTATCAGTTTAGACCCTGTGTAGTCGGTCGCCTTGGCTACCTCTTCGTACACATCGTCTTGAAATATTTGTATGGTGATTGTTTCCATTATAAATCAATGATTGAATAGGTCAGACTGATTCCGATGAACGGCTCAAAGCCGTGGGGCGTATAGCCGAAGCCGACTGTCGGCCCTATGTGCCACCGCTTGGGGGGCTTCTTTATAGTCACTATCTCGCGCCGGGGATATACGAACAGGCTGTCAAGGCTCGGATAAACACCGCTGACGTATGCCTTGTAGTCCTCTCCCTCATAGACGTTCTGCGTGATTGGCAGCTGTAATGTCAGGCTGTCGGGTGCTGTCGCTTCAACGTCTGCGCTTGTCAGTTCGGTGGTGTCCGCTCTGATGTCGGGCAGGTTCTCAATCCCTCGGTCGATGTATGAAGTGGGGATTGTAACCTTTTTAGAGCCTACCTGCTGTGAGTGGACAGGCGCAGGCCCGATGTAGGGAATGGTGTCATATACCGTGATGGTGTCGGTTTCGATTGCTTCTCGGCCTGGGATATTGTCGCCGGGCGGTGACTGGCACTTGTGGAGATACGCGCCTGCCACAAGACTGGCGACTACAACCAAGAGTATCTTCAGAAAATTCTTCATGCTTTCTTTATTTTTTTGATGTAGTTGATGATTCCGTTGGCGTGGAGTTCCACGATTGCCTTTGTTCCCTCTTCCGAGAGCAGGAAGTCGCAGTCTGCCTTGTTGTCTTGGAAGAGCGACTCGGTCAGCACAGCCGGGCATTTGGTGTGGACGAGGATGTAGAACCGCGCCTCATAGTCGGGGTCGCCGTCACTCCAGTCTGCCCTCATGGGCTTTTGCTTACTGTCGTATGCGCCCTGTGCCTGCAAGAATGGGAAGCGGTCTTTGTAGTCTTTCAGACCCTCGTCAGCGGCTTTCCAAATCTCGGTGGCGAGGTCGTCAGCCTTAGTTTTGCCGGGCGAGGTATAGACACACCAACCGCCTGCACTCTTCCACTTGCCGTCCGCTCCTGCGGCGTTGCAGTGGATGGAAACGAGCAGAACATTCTCCTTGCCGTATTTGTCGCAGTAGGCGTTGGCTCTGCGGCACCTTTCGGGCAGGCTGATGTCTTTATCCTCCTCAACGAGCAGGTGCGCCTCTATCGGTGTTTTGGCATTGACCATGCGACTGTTCAATGTCTTTACCAATCGGCGTGCTATCTCGCGGCTCTTGAGATACTCTTTGAGTTTTCTGTCGGGGCTACACTTGCCGGGGGTGTCGCTCCCGTGTCCGTTGTCAATAAGAACTATCATGCTTCAGTCAGTTGTGTGTGGTTGTTGGTAAGTCCGAGAACTGGGAGATTATTCTCATCGCGTCTTTCTTATCGACCGCTTCTATGATGTCGTTGATGATTTCGGGCAACTCCTTCATGTGGCTCTTGCGCCGTTTGGCGTGTTCAAACATTGACTTGATCTCAACCACAATCAGACCTACGCCGAACAGCAGGGCCGCGAATGGGAGAAAGTAGAATGTGAACAGCACGCCCAAACAATCTACAAGGAAGCCTATCAGCAGGAATCGCCAATACTCGCTCATCTTCGCTATCGTTACGCGCAGCTTATGGGAGTGGACGCGCTGATTGGTTTTCTTCGCCGTGTAAACTCCGTCCCATAAGTCGAGCATAATGGCGATGATTACCAGTAGGCTCACGGCGAGGAACACGCCGAGGAAGAGGAATATTTTGTCAAGTGATAAGATTGATTCCATTGTCGGGATTGGTTAGAGAAGATACGAAACGAATGCGCCTGCGCTTCCGATGACTGCGCCT